TCCGCTGCCTCCACCCATTTCCTTAGTCGGTACGTAAGATCCGATAACATCATAAGTGTGGTTAGTAACGATCATTGGAATATTTGCTTGACCAAGTTTCAAGGTAAGCATACGGAATGCACCTTTGATGAGTTGTGATTTGGTCATGTCACGAACTTCTTTATCATTCAGAGCATCATTAATCTCCTTACTTGTGGAAAGCATCCCCAAAGAGTCTAGCACAAACATGCAAGGATTGCGCTCTCCTTCAGGTTTTTTCATGTACAAGTCTACTGCTTTGAGCGCCTTTCCACGAAACTCTTCAACAGTAACAACATTAACAACCACCAGACGAGTAGTATCAATTCCACGGGATTCTAGGAGAGATTTGGTAATAGCAGCCTCAGTATCAAAGTAGAGGCAATAACCATTGGGATTATTATCAAGAAAATTCTTAACAACGGCGAGGCTGAAGAAAGTCTTTCCAGTAGAAGACTCTCCAGCAATAGCAGTAATTTTATTCCCAGATACACCACCAAATATGCTACCTGAAACCAGTGCATTAAAAATGTATGAACCCGTATCAACATAAGTTTCAGTCTCATCAATATCGGAAGCAAGTTGTGTGTACTCACCACCAATTTCTTTTACAATATCTTTAAGGAAGTCCATTAAGCAAAAAATGATTCGAGGTTTGCAGTTTTTTCTACATTCCACCCAATTGCATCAAGAATAATCTTGAGTGGTTCTAGAAATGCCTTTTCAAATTGTAGGTCATAATCAATATATTTGTCAAGATTAAGTTCTTTAGGAAACTCTTGAATAAATGAAATAATATTCTCGTGAATGCTATTTGGTTTCTTGAGATAAATGAACTTAATCTTTTCCCCGTTTTGAATAAGAGAATACTTGTTAGTTAATTTATTTTGTTTAATATAGTGATTAAAAAGTAATGCCCCACGAACGTGAATTGGAGTTCCTTTTGCATAAATTGTTGATGATGATTTATATTTTTGAACATCAGAAGCAGAACGAGGAAATGAAATTTGTTCTGGAGGAAGTTTTTTAAACTCCTTACGAGCATTCTCAATAAAATCAATCACCTCATCTTCAGTTCCACTCATCATTAGTTTGAGTGCGTCCTTAATCATCTTACGACAAGGTGCAGGAGTAGAAGATTTAACTGCCTCAATACCCATCATCTTAAGTTTAGGTTCTTCATAACGAACACCTTCACTGTCCCAGACATTCAGAATGTATCGTTTCTTAGCAGTCCAGATTCCACGATCAGCAATATTCTCACGTTTCATCTGCATCTTCTGATCATATGCATTTACATAGTTTGCCAATTCTTGGTAAGAACCTTCAATATATTTTTCAAGTTCCATACCAGCGACCTTATCAAGGAACGAAACAATGCCCTCAGTAGTTTTCTCTCTTCCTTTGTATACAGTTTCCACCAAAGGACCCATATTAAGATAAATGGAGTCGGTATCAGAAGCAATGACATAATCTACATCCTCTGTCTTAAGAAGTTTATTCAAATACGAATTCATTTTTTCTTCAATCCAACGGATTGATACTTGACCAGAAAGAGTGATCGCCTCTGCATTCTCCAACTTGTAATAACGAAAATACTGATTGCCGATGGCGCCATAAGCAGAGTTAAGAGAAATCTTTTTTGCCATCTGAATGTTATTACATCGAGCAATTTCTTTTACAAGTTCTTTATTCTTGGTTTTCTCATACTGCTTCTTTGCTTCAATCATCTTCTTTTTGAAGATTACTCGGTCCTGATACATCTTTTCCATCAATTCGGGAAGAAATCCACGAACATCTTTGCGGAACATTGCACCATTCGCACATACAGCATAATCACTGTACATCTCAAAACTGATAGATTGATTCAAAATCTTATCTACAGTGACAGTCGGATGCTTCTCTTCCAAAAGAGTCTCTGGTGAGATGTTGTATTGCATAATCAAGTGTGGATATAGTGAGTTCAAGTCAAAGTTCACTACCCAATCATACTTTCCTGGTTTTGGTTCTTTTACATAAGCACCAGCATACTTTTCATTTTTTTGAGACCTGTTCCTTGGGGGAATAACAATATCACGCTTTTTGAGATAGTTGTAGATAATATTATCCCACATCCTAACTTGATAAAACACGTCAGCATAATTCACTTTAGCGTCATATGCCATCGTCAAAGCAAGTTCAATCAGTTTCATCTTGTCTTCCAAGCGGTCAACAAGTTCTACGTCAACGATGTTGTATTCTACAAACTTTTGCCAACCTTTGGTGTAGAAGTCTTTGAATGTATCAAACTCACTGTGGTCCAGTTTTTTCTGACCAAGTTCAACTTCGGCAATATAATCAAGACGATAAGATTCTTGTGCTTTATAAGTAAATTTCTTATAAAGGTCAAGATAATCGAGTTGAGTTAAACCACCAACATCAAACGTTGTGTGCTTGCGCCCATTCATAAAAACTTCACCCTCCGTCACTAGTCCCCAGTTAGAAAAGCGTTTCATTAGTTTTTCGCCAAGAACACGATTCAAACGCTTGCAAATGTAAGGTACGTCATACATTTGAATATTCCAACCTGTTATAACATCAGGAACATTAAACATCCAATAGTTAATAAAATGATCTAGAAGTTTATATTCAGACGGACAATGATGATAGGTCACATTACTTTGATTATTATTAAATGGTTTTACTCCCCAAGTAATAATTTCTTTAGTAGTATAGTCCTGAATAGTAATTGCAAGAATCTCTTCCGAACAAGATTCTACATCAGGGAATCCTTGCTCCGAAGCAACCTCAATATCTAGAGTTACAAGTTTGATTTTATTAATATCAAACTTAATTTCATCTTCAGGATATTTTTCTGAGATATACTGACAGATATACCTGTCATTTCCATAGATTTCAAATCCATCTACACTTTCATATTTTTTATAAAACTCCCGACATTCTTTGATTGTACCTGGATTTACAGGTTCTACAAATTCGCCGTTAAGTGTTTTATATTTAGATTCTTTTTTCGTTTTTACATATAGTGTTGGATAAAATTCTACTTTATCTTCATATCTTTTTCCATTTTCAACTCCACGAACAAGAATTTTATTTCCAATCAATTGAATATTAGTGTAGAATCTTTGTGTCATTCTTTAATCAAATCCTGATATTTTTCAAGTAAAGCTGGAGTTGGATCAACAAGAGTAAGAATTTTATCCGAACTAATCATAAAATTATCTTCTTTTGTGTATCCGCAAAGGAATGGTTCTAAAGTTTTGTCACTCTTTACAACAAATGGTTTAATCAATTTACAATCGGGTTCTCCAATATCTGCACCAACTTCTTCAATCTGTGAGACCAAGTTCTGATTGTTCATCAGTACTATTACTTTGATTATCTTTTCCATTTTTATTTACATTATTTGAATACATTTTTTTTAATGACGAAACTGGTTCAACCATTGTAATTACCCAATCTGCAGGAATAGGTATTTTTTGATCGCTAGTCAAGGGGATCCAGGGATGAAGAGAAACCTCAACTCCAGATTTTTTATCCTCATCCAATGGAGAAAATGATTGAGATGTAATTTTAACCACACAGGGGTTATCCAAATAATATCCAACCACTCTTCTAAACTCATCTTCCCCTTCTTCCCCAATTACCATTTCAGAAACATCTGAAATTATATCTTCTCCAGATTTAAACAACAACAATTTAACAGTCATATTTTTTTATCTATGCAAAATAAGTTTAGCAAGAAAAAAAAGAGGAGTCAACCTGGATTTTGCCAGGTGCTCCTCGCGGCGACGATATTCATTTCTATTTAGTCCCCATCACCGTCTCCACCTCCGCCCCCGTTGCCAGAAGCACCAGATCCTGCTCCACCAGCGCCCCCATGACCCCCTCCACCGTGTCCCCCACCATGACCGCCGCCATGCCCTCCTCCAGCACTGGAACCAGACCTTTTTGGAAGTGCTTTTCCCTTAGGAATTTTTAATTTTGGCGCTTGAGTATAATGAGGTACTGCCATCTTATAGGCAATTAATTGTGCTTCAGAAATAAAATCAGTGAAGGACTTCATAGTTTTTTCTTTTATTTAGAGATAGTCCTTTCTCTTATGATGGTCAGGAACAATTCTTCCAAGCGTAATATTCAAAAGTCCATCCTCAAAATCAACTGATTTAACTTCCGTATCATCAGAAAGTGACCACGCTCTTTTAAAACTGCGTTGAGCCAAACCTTTATGAAGGTAGTTAGACTCCGTTTCCTTGTCTTCTTTTTGACCTTCAACAAAAAGTTTGCCGTCTTGGGTATAGACATAAACTTCCTTCTTTTTAAATCCAGCAAGGGCAAGTTCTAGTCTTGATTCTACATTACTTACTTGAACAAGATTGTAAGGGGGATAGTTAGAAGTTGTTTCGTGAATAGCAAAAAGACGATCAAAATATTCATCAAGACCAATACTATTTCGAGTGATCCTTTCCATCAACGCAGGAAGATCTGCAGCAGTATAACGTGCAAGATTATTCATTATAGTAGCTCCTTTAAAAGCGAGTTTGTGTTGTGTGGACCCTTTCGGCATCCATTACTAATTATAAGAGATCATAAAAAAAGCGGGATGTTGTTTCCCGCTCCTTTTTATTCGGTTTCTACTTCCTTACCTTTCTTACCAATGTTATATTTTTGCTCCAAAATCCAATCACCTTTATCCTTATATGCAAGAACTTTAATTTGATTAAGAGGCGCAATATCAAGAATCTTATCCTGATCAACTACAGTGATAAGTCCCCAATCAGAAAGAAGACGTACAATACGATTTCTACGTTGCACATCATTTACAGTAAGATTTGCGTGCTTGCCATCCAATGCAAAAAGTTCTTTAAAATGAGTGATGAAATAACGACCTTGTTTATGAAGAATATGAGCACTTTGATAGAGTTTTTTCTCTTTTCTAGAAGCAACCCCAATACGTGTCAAAGTCTCACGAACTTTTAAAAAGTCGTCTGGTTCATTTAAAATGACCTCCACCATCATATTTGGAGACCAATTTACCTGTGGTTCAATTGTTTGAGTTGTCATTTTGTTCCGCCAATTTCAAGTCGTTGTTTGATAAAGTTTATTTGCTCTTTTGACAAAATTTTCAGTGCTTGGGATGCCTTTTCATTACTATATCCATAGTATTGCTTAACACATTCTAAGTCTTTGATTTTATCTTTACGGAGCCAGGGAGAATATCTCTTCCTTTTTCTAATAGTATTTAGAAAAAAAGAATATTGCATATCTTTAGAAATATGATGATTAATATTCATCTCATTTGCAAAGAGAATACAATCAATATGACCAGATAAACAACGATTAATAATATAAGGTGCGTATTCTTTTAAAACATCTGGATTTTCTTCAATCAAATCAACCTTCGTTTGGTTGATCGAGTTCAACCAGTCCTTCAATTCCATAATTAAAAAGCAAGAGTTCTTTACGTTGTTTTTGCTCACGCATATATTCACCAACAGAACGCATCGTATAAGTCAAATCAAACTCGGCAGCGTTCCAGTTCTTAAAGCGATCTTT